CTACTCCTTCGCCGGCTCCATCTTGCGTCGGGTCAATATACGTTTGGACTGCGGTAACCACGGATGGGTCCGGCGCTGTCTTATCGGCGCCAAGCAATACGACTTTAACCGTGCCAGGTCCGCTCCATATCGGATATACAATCGCATCAATTACGCCGGGAACCTCTAACGCCCATTGGCGGTATTGATTCGCGTTGCCTGACGTGGCCGGCCGCTGTGCCCGTTCTTGATAGCGCGCATAAAGAGCCGCATCGGACTCCGTATCGACGCCGCCTTCAAAGTTGACCACATTACTCACAGTTACGATGCCGACGAGATCGCCGATCATCGTATTAATCGCGCCAATACCAACGTTGCCCGCTGCGCCTGCGTCTTGCGCTTCTGCCGCGACTGTAGCCGTAGAGCCTGCGATAGTTGCCGCAGCAGTTGTTACGAAATAGACCGGATTGTCTCCGCCAGTTGAAACGATGGTCCCGGCAGGAATTACCGTCGTATCCGGCCCTGTAAACGTAACTGATCCGGATGACTTAATCGCAGCCTTACGTACAAGCCCGTAATCAGACGCGCGGCTATCCAGGTACGCACCAAACGTCGTGTCCGTAAATCCCCAGTTCAGTACGTTATCGAGCTCCGCGTAAGCAAGCGATATTTCGATCGCAGCTGGCGAAGCTAAATCGTACGTAACCGAGCCAGGCCGCTTATCAATATCGTTAGGCGGTTCCGCAAGTATCCGTTCCAGTACGGCGGCCTTCGTTTGATCCTCATACGCCATTAAATCGTCACCTCCACCGGAATCGTTTCGTTATCTATTTCCACGAAAAAAGAGACGTACAATTTGTCCGCCTCCCTCGTTAGTGTGAAATCACGCACCGCAAATATCCGGTCGTCGTATATAAGCGCGTCCTCAATTGTACGCGGTATTTCCGTTTCCAATAGTTCGACCGATACTTCTTGCCCGATTAGGTCATCGAGTTCACATCCGTAGTCGTCGTCAAATATCGCGAAACGGTATCGCGCGGTCCGGATCGCCTTGTAAATAAACTGTTCGATCGCAGCGGTCCCGTCAACCATCCCGCTCATCTCGCCCGTCTCTACATTTAGCGCGTATGTTTTAAGCGGCAATACTTCGGGCTCTACCGTCTCAACCGGTTCCTCTTCAGTAATTTCCGCAAGTGGACTAAGCGCCATTCTCGTCGCCTCCTAACCGGTCAATTATTACGTAGTCCTGTCCCGCGTTAAACATTTGGACAATAACGCGGTCGCCCGCTTCGAGGACCGGCGGGAACTCAACCTCCGCGTCGACTCCGTTGATCTTAACCGTCCGCGTATATCCTTTTAAGCGCTCAGGGACAACGATGTCCTCACGCTCAAGTTCGAAATTGGCGTTGTCGAGTTTAACGCGAATGTCCGGAAGGGGTGCGATGACCGTTCCGATTTCCACGTCAACGTCTTTGTTGTAGCCTAGCTGCTTGACGATATCGCGCAATTTGCTAACGCCGCCTCCGTCGATTGTTTCGAGAGCTGCCACCGCATCACTTCCCTTTCTTCGCTTTTTCTTTCGCCTTTTTCTTCGATTGCTTCGCGGCTTTCTTTTTCTCCGGCTCATCTTCGTACTCCAGTTTCGGCAAATCATCCGTTTTAGACAGCGTTAAATCCATCGTGTGTGTACCGTCGCTAAACGTGTGAGTGTCCGCATTAACGTAAAATCCGCCGACCAAGTCCGTCATACTTTCAAACGCGTAAACGGCGATGCCTGCGACGACATCCGTGATACCTAACGCGTTTACTGTAACGTCCTCTTTAACAGCCGCGAGCTCTTTTAGGCGTGTCTTTGCAAGCTGCTGCAGTTGGGACGTGTTGAGCTTCGAATCCGCGCTTTCATAGTGCTGCATAAGTCCGTACCGTTTCGCCAGGTCTGCGTTCTTCTCGGACACTACGATCTGCTTTTCCTCCGATTCGCCGCCGACTACTTTAACGGCCGTGCGCATCTCCTCGATAGACCGCGTACGGGTAGCGCCGAGTATATTGACGCCGTCCTCGATCATCCAGCGGACAGCTCCGTCTTTCTTCTCGCGAAGATTCAACTTACCGTTACTCGCGTAGACGACGAACTTGCGGCCGTTTTGTTTGCGCGTCTCGGTAAGCGCGGTAACCATCATGTCCCACAGCGATTTATTGCGTAAGATCATCCGCGGGATGACGTAGCCTGTGTTCGCAATTGTTCCCGTTGGAATTCCGAAGGATTTGCACAACTCCGCAATCATGCCGCCCGCCGTCATCTTAACGAATTTACGCGTATCTACGTTTTTCGTGAGGTACACGTTTTCGTCGTACGCTATGACTGTGGCCTCGCCTCTATCCGAGATGTCATACGTAAAAATGACGCCGCGGAATACGCCTTTGCCGTCCACGTACAGCCGCAGTTCTTTACCGAGTTCAAACGGTACCGTTTGATCTTCGCCATTGCGCGTATTAGACATAGATAGCGTAAGTGTCCGATGAGGTTGCGCCACGTCTCCGGACCAAGTTGCGGTTTTAACCAGAGACTCAACGTACTGCTTACCGTCATATAATACGCGGATTTGCGTACTCATTTCGGGATCACCAACTTCTGGCCCGGCTTAATTACGTTAGGATTCGCGCCAATTACGGACTTATTCTTCGCGTAGATATCGCGCCACCTGTCGCCGTTTCCGTATACTTTGGCCGCGATCTTAAACAGCGAGTCGCCGGACTTGACCGTGTATGATGACGGAGTGTTCCGCGTTGAGGGGCGCGCCGCTTCTGTTGTAACTTTGGTCGCGGATATGTTCGTCGGTGTCTTCGCGTTGGGATCGGACTTCTTCGCGCTCGGAACAAACGTGTACTCTTTGAGCTGCAGCGTGTAGTAAATGTCACCCGGCTCTCCGCCGCGCTCTTCGTATTCAAATGACCGGATTGTGACCGCCACATTAATTGGTGTATTCGTAACGATAAAGCGGACGGGACGGCCGGACTTTTGCCACCGCTCGATCGTTTTAACGAGTTCCCACGGGTCCTTAAGCTCCGAATACTGGCAATATGATCCGTTGTAATCGCGCGGAAAGAACGAAGTCACCGTAAACTCTTTCTGCCGATTGTTTCCGAAAATCGTGTACTCTCCGAGATTGGATACGTTGACGTCCTCATAACCGAACGTTGATGTTGCGTTGATTGTTTCGGGGTTAACGGGAAGCCATAAGACTTCCGCGTTGTTGTTATACTTGAGCCAAAACTGCGGCTTGCCTCTCGCCAAAAATGCCGCCTCCTTTCCGCTTACATCGCCAACCTGACGGCCAATGCGTTCGCGATCGCTTCGATATCGCTGTCATTGCGTACGACAAACGTGTTACCGGTGACTGTTACGGATGGACCTCCGCCGCTGCCTCCGTTACGATAGTCGCGAGCTTCTTGCGAATTAAGAACCATTTCGTCTTGGTGTAGCCGCGCGGGATAATTGTTGTATGGAACGCGGTCAAGTCCGCCAGAGAAACCGAGAGCATTCGTAGCTTTATCCCATAGACTTTGAGGATTTGATGATGGCCCGATAGAGCCGCCTTCAATCATTGGCTCCCCAGGATGCTCCTTATTCCATTTTTCGAGATTGTTTTTAAGTTCCTCGGCATTGCTATACTGCTGTTCAAACTCTTTAAGTTGTTGTTTTGCGGGATTGAGTATGGCTGCGATATTAAGGCTATCCTTAATACCCTTCATAATTCCCTGAGCGATACCTGACCCAACTTTCAATGCGACAGAGACAATCTGAGGAGTAGACGTCTCAATTACGTCGATAAAGAATCCTACGACTTTACCAACTACTGCAGAGGTATCCTCTCGCCCACCTGCGCCCCACCACGAATTGAACGCATCTCCGATCGAATCGAAAACGAACCGTACCTTACTCTCGAGGTCTGGCAGCTTTTTAAACTCCGGATTGTTGATGAACTTGTCGTCAACGTACTTCGTCGCAGTATCAACCATGCTCTCGACCGCCGCTTGAATTTGCGGAGTATAACGCGCAATCACTTCTGCCGCCCCGTTAGCCAAACGTCTCACCGCAGGCATCAACGGAGTTAACGCCGCAATCTGCAACGTTTCTAACGCGCCTCGGAACTGCTCGATTGCACCCGCCGCGCTGTTCATCTTCTCTTCCGCAACCTGCAGCGCTGTTACACGGCCCATCTCGTCATAAAATTTCTGGATACCTTCCGCGCCTTCTTTGAACAAAATGTTACCGGCACGAATCGCGTCTGATCCGAAGAGTTGGTACATATAGTACTGCCGCTGCTCGCCCGTTAAGTCTTTGAATCGGTCGCGTAAAATTCCGGCCACGTCCGTAAGTTTCTTGATCTCGCCGCGCTCATCGTAAAACGCGGAGTGTACAAGGTTATTCGCCATCAAGAACTTCTGCGTCTCTTTCGCGGCCTTACTCGAACCGACCTTAAGTCCGTTTAGTCTCGCAACATACTTCTCGACGTCCTTCGAAACTTGGTCCAGCGATGTTCCCGTCGATTTGATACCTTTGTTCGCGAGAAATTGCATAGCGGCGTTAGTGTCCACCGTCATCAAGTTAAACTGTTCAAATAGCGCGTACGCCTTATCCGTCATCGGAACGAGGTTCGCAATCATCGTTTTCAATGACGTACCGGCGTCGGAGCCTTTGAGTCCGTTATTCGCGAATACACCGAGCGCAGCGTTAGTATCTTTAAACGACATACCCACGCCAGCCGAAACCGCGGATACCATTGCGAGTGAGTGACGCAACTCCTCTACGCTAGTTGCGGAAGCGTTCGCTGTGCCCGCCAGAATATCCGCAGCTTGCGCCGCTGTCATCCCGTCCCTTTTAAACGCATTGAGCGCGGTAGACATAATTTCCGCAGCGTCCGCAAGGCCTAACGAGCCAGCCGTCGCGAGGTTAAGCGCCGCATTAAGGCCGCCCGCCTGTACCTGTGCCGGAGTTAAGCCGGATTTCAGCAGCTCCTCGATACCTTGCGCGGCCTCAAGCGCAGAGTATTTCGTCTTTGCGCCTTGTTCGAGTGCCAACGCCTGCATTTGCGCCATTTCGCTTGCTGACGCGCCAGTTAACGCTTTGATTGACGCGATTTGCGCTTCAAACTCGATCGCCTTATTAAACGAGTCACCTACGAAATCGCCTACCGCCTGAAACCCGTTGGTGACCGCATTGAATAGGCCCATGCCGCCGGCGAACGCAAATCCGCCTTTGAACATCCCCTTTAGCGATCCGAATGCGCCGCCAAGTTTACCGAGGGATTCCGTTGCTTTCTCCGTATCTTTGACGAACTTACCGTTAGGGCCGCGCAGACGACCGAGGGAATCGCGGTAGGTATCTGTGCTGCGTTTGGCGGCGTCAATTTGCTTCGTTACGTTGCGGAGTTTTCCGGACATTTGATCGTCTACTTTAAGCCGCGCTACTAAGTCGAAAGCCATACGTCAATTACCTCCTTCCCGCTCGATATTGTTCGGCCTCTCTGCGCGCCTTATCTTCGTCCTCAAATTGCACGAGCATTGACGCGTAAATAAACCGGCGGTGGCGGCGATCCTTTGCGTAGATTTCGTCAGGCGTTATTCCATGCCGTTGGAAAATCTGGTGCAAAACACCTGCCTCGCCGCCCGCCCTGATTAGTTTTTTGCTTCTTCCAGCTCCTCTTCTTCGTCTGCACCGAAACCTGACAAATCGAGAATCTTACCGATCAGCTTTGCGCGTTCGCCGGGAAGGATTGCCTTATGCACGCAATCTGCAGCGTCAGTAGCTCCGTAATGAGCGAGCAACGCCTTATTAGAGAAGTCCGGGTCAACGCAGCCCTGCACGATAATCAAGTTGTTATACAAGTCGTCATTCAACTCGCGATTCTTGCCGACAGTCGCCTGCAATCTCACGCGCTCTAATTCAGCGTTGGTAAGCGACTTGACGGTCAATTTCGCTTTAAGTCGCGGGATATAAACTTCATCCGTCACTTCCAATTGAGCTCCGAGCAGTGCGTCTAATCCTTTTGCCATTTATGTCAACCTCCGATTATTTTCGTAATTAAAAACGGACCGCCCTAAGGCAGTCCGATTAGGTTTGCGTTATTAAGCTGCGGGGCGGATTTTATCCAGTATCTCGTAGCCGGAAAACACGAACGTGAACTCTTGCTCAACGATCGTACCAACTTCGTAGTTGATTACTGGAATCCGGTCGAAAGTTACGTTTTTCAGACGTACACGATACGCGCCAAACGATTCGGGATCGTCCAGCTTAACGACGAGCTCCGTTACGTATGGCGAGCTTACGTCGTCGGTGACTTGCGCCATCTTCTCGATCCATTCGGATGTCACGAGATATCCGTTAATCGAACCGCTACCTTTCAGCGTAGTTGTTTTATTTCCGAGCCAGCGCGTGCCGGCGAGTTTGATCTCTTCCATGCCGATTTCGATATTTGCTTCAACGCTGGTAACGTTAGACAGCCATACGCCGTCCTGGTCGAATAACTGACCGTAGTTACCGCTAATTACGCGTTTTGCATCCAAAGTCATTCTCTCACCGCCTCGATTAGATATTTACCGTGATAAAGATGCGTTCCATTGTGTCGGTTTCCGTATAACTGACCGCAAGGAAAACGGAGTCTCCTACGCTTGGACGTTGCGGATCGAGCATGACGACAGGGTTCGTAAGCACAGCCGCGCCTAGCGATTCCAAGTACGCCTTAACCGCGACGATCAACGTTGCCTGGCCGTCTGCGTTATTCGGCAACTTACCGATATAGCTGTCGGTCGCTGTGCGTGAGATGTCGTTCGTAATCGCTTGCTGCGTCCGGATCGACTTGATCTTAAGGCCGCTTGTTACGATGCCCTGCTCGATCTTCACCTTCGCGCCATCATTCGTAAATAGCAGCGAACCGGCCGCGAGTGCCGCAACTGTCTGCGAATTGGTCAAGCGCTTCGTCACGTCTTCGAGCGGCAATTGATCGTAAGTAATCGATTGGCTAATCGGAGTCCCTGCGATATCACCCGCAATGTACGGCGCGTATTCCGATGACGTGTACGTAACTCCGTTGACCACTCCGCCGCTAATTACGTTGACAATATAGTCGTCTTCGTTAAGCGTGGATCGCGCGTTACCGAGCGCCGGGTCTGCGTCCGTAGCTGCGTCGCCTCCGATTACAACGATGAAGTGTTTACCTTCGTCACGATTTCGCGCCACCCACGTTTTAGTCGCGGCTTGTTGCGTAGTGTCGAACTCTCCGTCGAACACGAATACGTTAAACGGGCGTGCATCGAATGCTTCGCGCATGTCTACGTAATCGTCTGCGACGGCCGCGTCAGGCATCGTATATACGAGGACGTCCTTAGCACCGCCAGCCAACGCGAGCAATATCGATTGAACATTCGCGCTACCGAACAACTCAACCGCTGCTGCTTCGGTTTCAACCGTGTAGAACGATTTTTCAACCGCTGTGCCGGTGTACTCCAGTAGCGGAATTGCGACTGTACCGAGTGCACCCCCGCTGATCTGAGCGGCTGCCGCGCGGACAAACCGCATGTAAATGCCGGGACGTGTCGGTAAATTTGATGGGTCCCAAGTTGCCATGCAATGACCTCCTTTAAATTGAAAAGAGCGCCCGAATGGACGCCCTAGTTAAATCGTGAATTAACGTTTTGGATCAGCGGATACGTTTGCTGTGGACGAGACTGACGTGACGTCAGCCGCAGTATGCCTAGCGTAGAGTATTCCGCGTTAGTTACCGCGGCCTTATCGGTGTTGGCTTTCGCAGGCTGCCCGTAAAGGAACGAATCTACGCGCGAACCGACCGAAGCCAGTCGCTGCTTCGCGTAAATCGCCGTTGACAACGCGTCCATAACCGCAAAGGAATCCTGCGGTCTAGCGCTGTAATAAATGATCTGGTACTCGCGCTCAATTCGGTAGTGGTATCCAGTCTCGTTCGTAGGCGTTCCGTTAAGATAACGTACAACAAAGAGGCCCGAAGTCGGCGAAAGAGGTACGGTCTGTTTCTCAACGCGTGCTCCCGGAACTACGGACTTTATGAACGCCTCGATGGCGAGTAGCTCACTCGTTGTGTCGGCCACCTTACCACCCCTTCGCTTTGAAGGCTTGCGTAAGCTCGCGCTCTATGTCGCGAAGCCACTGATCGCCGTTCTTCTCGGCAGGAACGTCGAGGAATTTCTTTTCGGTGCCTGGCGTACGAAGGTCCTTACCTCCCGCGTCCTCTTCATGGATGTAGTAAGCGTAGTTAAATCGTCCGCCTCTCCATCGTTCGGTTGCGTTAGCGCTAATCTCTCCAACATATCCACTTCCGGTTTCCTCAATTTCGTGCGTTGTTATGGATTGGCGTAGAGTACTTTTATCTATAGGCGCGATATCTACGGACTCCCGTTTCCAGTTGTCCAGCGCGTCCTGCATACCTCGTTTTGTCGCCTTCGCAATATCTGCGTCAGCTCCGTCCAGTCCTTGTATAAGCTTCGAAAGATCAAAGTCCAAAGAGAACGCCATTTAAACGTTCACCTCCGTAATTACAGCGCGGCTGCTTACCATACGACGCGGCTTTATCGCTATTGGCTTACGCTCGATCGTTACACCTAATTCGTTCGTATACGTAATTGTGTCGTCGTAGCTGATATCCGGTAGCTTATCGACCAATATCGTCATGCTGGAAACAGCCTCCTCTCCGTAATTGTTGACTACAACTTTCGTCTGCTCAGTGACTCGCGCTTTATACTCGACAACAACCCCGTCAGTCGTGCCGCCCCATCCGTCGCTTGTTCCCGCTTTTGTAACTGTGATTTTCTGGTACATTCCGATTAGGGGCATTACAACGTCACCGACTTCCATGCGCGCTTACTCAGCACAATTCCGTTTTCTTCGCCAATGAGATCAAGCGCCGTTTGCGGAATCTTCTTTTTTAGGTCATCATAAGGCATCGAAGTAGAACCGTCCTTGAAGTTGACGCTAAATACACCGGTCAAACCGAATGTTGATACACCTTGTTGTTGCATCCGCAAGAGGTCGTTATACATGATTGATAATACGTTAGCGAACTCGTAAACGGCCGCGTTAGGTATCGTATACTTTCGGTACTTGCGAGTCAGCGTTGATCCCGCGACATTTAACATTCGTGTTTTTCTCGCGTCATCGCTAGCCTGCCAGTCTTCAATATCGATACAATTCGCGTTAATGTACGCATCCGCATCGGGTATTACGTAAGCCATCCGCCACACCTCCGTTTATTTTGCGGAGGACGTAGCGTTAGCTTTACGCTTAGTAGGCGCAGGAGCCTTAGCGGCTTTATCTTCCGCTTGTTCCTCGTCCACTTGCGCAGGTTCCTCCGTGTCTGGTTCCGCGTCAGATAGACGGTTAAGTACCGCTACCTCTGCCGCTGTTTTTGCTTCGTAAACGCCACCGGAAAACTTGCGCTCTACGCCGTCGACGTAAAACGATAATTCCGGATAGCGTGATCTATACTTCGCCATCGTAAAACCTCCGTATTTAACGGGAACCTCCGAAAAGGCTCCCGGTTATTCGCGGTCGGCTTACGCCAAACCTTTGATGCGTGCATGTGCTTGTTCTTGGTGCAGCTCGAACGTGTATTCGCCGACGATTTGACCTTGGAAGTAGTCGCCTTTTTTGCCCAGGTATTCATGAGCAAAGTCACGGCCGTTCAGCGCGTGGATCATTGCGCGGTTCTTGTCGAGGATCATAAGTTCGTTGGACGCCAGGTTATCGTTGATGGATACCGGGAATTCGCCGAAGTCCGTAGTCAAGCGGCTTACTACGGTACCACGGCGGTTATCCGCTTGGTCGATACGAACAAGGTCTTTGCCGAATCCGGAAACAGCGCGTTTTTGTTTAGCAGG